ATCCTGTGACCAGGCACTCCATGCCGGCGGCGCGAACTTCGACTGCAGCCCGGCAGTCCGAACCCTGGCCGGCCAGGCAGCGGCCGACGCCGACAGTCTGAAGAGCGCCCGTGCCGCGCTCGACGCTGACACCCTAGCCACCAACCAGGCTGTCGCCCGCGCTGAAGCGCGCGGCGCAGCTCAAGCCGAAAGAACCGCCCGTGCCCAAGCCGCCCGTGATGGCGCTCCGGTCGATGGCGACGGCCTTCGCGTCTATGACGCTGAGCGCCTGCGCCAGCGATGGGGTCAAGCCGCCCACTGATCACCAGGTCGCCCCCGTGATCAGCACCCGCTTCGACCACCAGGTGGTCTGTCCGCCGGAGGTCATGCAGGCCGTGCCTGCGCCGATCGCCGTGCCCGACGGCGCGATCATTCGCGCCAACCCGGCCGGCGACCAGGTGCTCGACGCTAAGGACGCCCGCGAGCAGCTGCTCGCCCAGCGCCTTGTCGACGCCCAGGGGAAGTGTCCGAAGTGAGGGGCGGTCCAGAAGATCCCGCGCGCCTGGCGCTGCACGACGAGGTCAAGGCGACCTTGCTCCAGTTGGCGGTCGCTGGCCGGCGCGGTCTGGTTGTCGGCCTGGTGTTCGATGCCGAAGGCGGCGTGAGCTGTGGCGCGATGTCGCCCGAACTGACGGCCGATGAGATGGACGCCGCCGCCCAGCAGCTGGAGCACTTCGCCGCTGACACGCGCCGCCGCGCCAAGGCGGCCCGGTCGTGAGCGATGACGCTGATCTCGCCCAGCGCCACGAGCAGCGCGAGCGCCGCCAGGCCATCGCCGCCGTGCAGGCCGAAGTCGAGGCGTCGGCCTTCCGATGGGCCGCCGACTGCATCGATTGCGCCGATCCGCTCGACGAGGACCGGGTCCAGGCCTGCCCAGGCGCCACCCGCTGCATCACCTGCCAGGAGGCGTTTGAGCGCCGCCGGGCCCTGTTTCCGAGGACCCATCCGTGACCGCGCTGCTCAAGTACTGGCCGATCCTGTTGTTCGTGACCAACCTCCTGCTGGTCTGGGTCTGCTGGTCGCTGCGCCAGCTCGCGAACAACGAGGTGCAGACCCGCGTGGCCAACGCGACCGGCCCCATCCTCTCGGCCGCTGAGAAGCTCGCCGAGCGGGTGGACGGTCATCACGACAAGATTGCCGCTCATGGCGCCCAGATCGACGAGATCAGGTCCGACATCCGCGACCTCCCGACCAAGACCGACCTCTCGGACCTTCGGGGCGAGGTCAGGGTGGTTGGCGGCGAGGTGCAGGCCGCCAATGCCGGCATCAAACGGATCGAGGGCTACTTCCTGGAACGCGGCGTGAGGAGCCAGTCATGAGCGGCTACGGCGAGCACTTCTCGACGCACCTTCGACTGGCGTTGCTGCGCCAGCTGAACGACGCGCCGGCGTTCCGGGCGAACAGCTCCATCTTGCATTCGATCATGCCGAAACTCGGCCTGGCGGCGACGCGAGATCAGATCCGCACCGAGCTAACCTGGCTGGCCGAACAGGGCCTGGTCACGATCGAGGATCTGAACGGCCTGCTGGTGGTGACGGCCACCGAGCGCGGCATCGACGTGGCGGGCGGCGTCGCCATGGTGCCTGGCGTCCAACGCCCGACGCCGAGGCGCTAGGCCATGGGAAACCGCTCCGGAGTGGAAAGGCTGCCGCCCGAGGCACGCCAGGCGCTCGAAGGCTGGCTGGTCGAGTTCAACGCCGGCCGGATCCAACTCGATGAGGTGATGACCCGGCTGGAGAGCCTGCTCGACTTCAACGAGATCCAGGCCAAGCCGCCCAGCCGATCGGCTGTGTTCCGGCACTCCAAGAAGTTCGCGGCCATGGGCGAGCGGATCAAGCGCAGCGAGGCCTTCGCCAACGCCCTGGCCAAGGAGGTCGGTCCCCAGGTCGGAGACGGCAAGGGCCTGCAGGTGCTGATCCAGGCCTTCCAGTCGCTGGCCTTCGACATGATCGGCAACATGGAAGAGGACCAGGCGCTCGATCCCGAGAGCCTTATGTTCTTCGCCCGATCCCTGAAGGACGTGTCCTCGGCCCTGAAGACCGACGCCGATCGCGCGCTGCGCATCGAGCAGGAGACCCGCAAGAAGATCGCCACCGAGGTGGAAGCCGTCGGCAAGAAGGCCGGCTGGTCGGCGGAGACCGCCCAGACCGTCCGCGCCCAGATCCTCGGCGTTCGCCCCGACCAGGTGGCGGCGAACCTCAGCGCCGGCAAGCAGGCCGGCGGGAGCTAGGCATGGCCGACGAACCGACCAAGGCGATCGACGACAAGGCCGCTCGGGCAGACCGGGCGGCCGAGATCATTCCGCATTCGAACGTCGCTCAAGACGTCGTCGAAGCGGTCGAGCTGCTGGGCGCTGAAGGCGTCTTCCACGGCTATCAGAAGAAGGCCGTGGCGCTCTCCCACCAGGTGGAGCTGCTGTTGGTCGAGAAGAGCCGGCGCGTCGGCATCACCTGGGCCTTCGCCGGCGACGACGTGATCACCTCGGCCACCGCCCGCGGCCAGGGGGGCGACGACACCCTCTACATCTCCTACAGCCAGGACATGGCGCGCGAGTACATCGACGCCTGCGCGGGCTTCGCCAAGGCCTTCATGGGCATCGACGCCACGGTCGGCGAGTTCATGTTCGAGGACGAAATCCCCGGCGACGACGAGACCAAGAAGATCAAGGCGTTTCGGATCGACTTCGCCTCAGGCTTCTGCATCCAGGCCCTGTCGAGCGCGCCCAGGTCGCTGCGCGGTAAGCAGGGCCGCGTCAGGATCGACGAGGGCGCCTTCGTCAACAGCCTCGACGAACTGGTCAAGGCGGCCATGGCCCTGGTGATGCTCGGCGGGTCCGTCGTCATCATGTCCTCGCACAACGGCGTCGACAGCGACTTCAACAAGCTGATCCAGAAGATCCACGCCGGAGAGCAGGAAGGGACCGTCCTGCGGATCACCTTCCAGGACGCGATCGACGACGGCATGTACGAGCGGATCGCCAAGATCCGCGGCTACGAGCTGACACCTGAGGCGCGCGACGCCTGGGTCGCCAAGATCCGCAAGCTCTATGGCGCCCACTCCTCAGAAGAGCTGGACTGCATCCCGTCCAAGGGCACCGGCTCGTGGCTGACCTTTGACGAGATCGAGCGGGCGGAGGACCCGGCCGTGCCGGTCGTTCGCTTGGCCTTCGACGACGCTTTCACCTTCAAGCCCGACCACATCCGCCGGGCGGAGATCCAGGAGTGGTGCGAGGCGATCCTGTTGCCTCTCATCCTGAAGTTCACGGCTCACGACATCCTTGGCGTGGGTGGCGACTTCGCGCGCGTGTCCGACCTGTCGGTCATCTGGCTGCTGAGGGAGGCCGCGAACCGCATGCTGCAGACCGCCTTCGTGGTCGAGATGCGCAACGTCCCCTTCACCGAGCAGGAGTTCGTCTGGAAGTACATCCTGAACCGGCTGCGGCGCTGGCGGGCGGCGATCGACGCCCAGGGCAATGGTCAGTACCTCGGCGAGCGCCTGGTGCAGGCCTTCGGCTCCCGCGTCGTCGCCGTGAACAGCACTCAGTCGGCCTGGTGGCGCGAGCACGGGCCGCCGGTGAAGCAGCGGTTCGAGGACACGCGCTTCACTATCCCGCGCGACCGTGACATCGCCGCCGACCTTCGCGCCGTGAAGGTGGAAGGCGGCGTGCCGACCATGCCCAAGACCCGCAACAGCGCCAAGGGCGAGGACGCCGCCCTGAGCGGCGCGGCGGCCAAGCGCCACGCCGACGCGGCGGTCGCTCTGGTCATGGCCCACTTCGCGCACCGCCAAGGCGTCGTCGGCGACATCGATTTCCAGTCCTCCGGTTCGCCCCTGCCGGCGATCGGGCGTGAGATCGAGAACCGCGGCTTCGGCCTCATCCCCTCCGAAATCTCCCTTGAAGGTTACTGACCATGGCTGCGACTGACGCGACCGCGCCGCGCCCTGAGACCAACGAGATCTCCGGATCAGCCGATGGGCGGGACATCACGCTCGGGTTCTTCGGCCCCCTGGCGCAGGTCCAGGACGGCGTGCTGCGCGGCCTAGGAAACCGCTGGGAGGCGTATCGGGAGATCCGCCGCGACGGCCAGGTGCATTCGACCTTCCAGCAGCGGCGCCTGGCGATTGTCTCGCGCCCCCTGGTGGTCGAGCCCGGCCGGGACGACGCGGTCAGCAAGGCGGCGGCCGAGCAGCTGCAGGCCAACCTCGACGACATCGCCTTCGACCGCGCCACCAAGACCATGAGCTGGGGCTTCTTCTACGGCTACGCCGTCGGCGAGTGCATGTGGACCGTCAAAGATGGGAAGGTCTGGCTCGACAAGGTCAAGACCCGGACGCCCTGGCGATTCCGGTTCACGCCCGAGGGCGAGCTGCGGCTGTTGACGCGCCAGCAGCCGCTGCAGGGCGAGGTCATGCCGGACCGCAAGTTCTGGATCATCTCGTCGGGCGCCGACAACGACGACGATCCTTACGGCCTGGGCCTGGCGCACCAGCTCTACTGGCCCGTCTACATGAAGAAGATGGGCCTCTCGTTCTGGCTGCGCGCGCTGGAGAAGTTCGGAGGCCCTACGGCGGTCGGCACCTATCCGGCCGGCACCTCGCTCGAAGACCAGAAGAAGCTGCTGGCCGCCGCTATGGCGATCCGGATCGACGGGGCGGTCATCAAGCCCGAAGGGACCACGCTCGAACTCCTCGAGGCGACGCGGGGCACCGTCGACCAGGCGACCTTCTACAAGTTCTGCAACGGCGACATCTCGAAGGTGGTGCTGGGCCAGACCATGACCACGGATGACGGCGCCTCGCTCGCCCAGGGCAAGGTCCACTTCGACGTCCGCGAGGAGCTGACCGACGCGGACATCGAGGAGCTGTGCGAAAGCTTCCAGCAAGGCCCGGCCCGCTGGCTGACTGAGTGGAACTTCCCCGGCGCGGCGATCCCGATCCTGAAGCGCCCGAGCCCGGAGGACGCCGAGCGCGCCTCAAAGCTGACCAAGGAACGGGCCGAGACCGTCAAGACCATGGGCGAGGCCGGCTATGAGCCGGAGGAGACCACGCTCGGCGAGCTGTTCCCTGGCTGGCGCAAGAAGGCCGCGCCGCCTCCGCCAACCGTCGTGGCCGGGCTTCCGGCGGCGCCATCGCCGACCTTCGCGGAGGCCGCACCGGCGGCGACCAGGTTGCGCGAGCAGCTGGGCGTGATGTTCGCAGACCTGGCCGCTGCCGGCGACGCGGTTGACGTCTATGTGGACGGACTGGACTGGGAGCCGCTCATGTCGCCGATCGCCGATGCGGTCGAGGAGCTGGTGACCAGTTCGCCCAGTCTGGCCGAGGCAGCCGACCGCTTGGTCGAGGTCTTCACCTCAGCCGCGCCGGTGGAGTTCACTGACCGCCTAGCCGAGGTGCTTTTCCAGGCCCGCGCGGCCGGCCGCCAAGGTCTGGGCCTGATGGACGGTCAGCAAGCCGACCAGGCCTAGATCATGGTCGAGCTGGTCTTCGATCGCAGTCCGCCGGCGGAGGCGGCTGACCACCTGGCGCGCAAAGCCGTCGGCGGGCGGTTCTCCTTCGATTGGCGCGACGTGGCGAAGGAGGAGCACACCTATAGCTTCGTCGTCGCCAAGGCGATGAGCGCCGATCTCCTCGCGGATCTGCACGGCGGCCTGATGACCGCCATGAACGAGGGCTGGACCAAAGAACGGTTCGTCACCGAACTGCGGCCGCTCCTGCAGGCCAAGGGCTGGTGGGGCAAGAAGCGCCAGGTCGATCCGAAGACCGGCGATGAGCGCCTGGTCACGCTGGGGACGCCGCGCCGCCTTCGGGTGATCTACGACACCAACATGCGGATGGCCCATGCCGCCGGTCGCTGGGAGCGCTTCGCCCGGTCGGCCGACACCCGGCCCTTCCTGACCTATCACCACACGCCGCAGGAACATCCCCGGCCGATGCACCTGGCCTGGGACAAGATCACCCTGCCGATCGGGCACGCCTTCTGGACCACGCACTACACGCCCAATGGATGGGGCTGTAAGTGCTATGTCACCTCGGTCCGCCGGGCCGAGGCGGTGACCAGCGAGGACGATCTGCGCGCGCGCGGCGCCTATGACCTGACGCCCTGGACCAACAAGCGGACCGGTGAGACCACCATGGTCCCAAAGGGGATCGACCGCGGGTTCGACTACAATGTCGGCCAGTCCAGGATGCGGGCGCTCGCCGCCCCGGCCATGCCCGAACCCCAGCGGACCTATGTCCAGGGCGGCCGGCTGCCGGCGACGCTTCCAGACATGCCGACGCCGCGCGACCTGCCGCCGGGCGTCGGGATGCGCGATGACCTAGTGGGCGATCCTCAAGCGATGTTCGAGGCGTTCTCGAATGTGCTCAGTAAAGCCGAGGGAGAGATCTTCACCGACGCCGCCCAGGTGCCGCTGGTGATCAGCCAGCGCATGTTCGAGGCGCATGACGCCGCCGGCGTCTCGATCGGTGCCAAGGCCAGTGTGGAGGGCCGCGCGAAGTACGCCGAGATTTTCGCGGCCACCCTGCGCGATCCGGACGAGATCTGGCACTCCCTGCAGAGCCGGGCTGACGGGACCACGGTGCTGGTGCGAAACTTCATCGCCGCCTTCGACGTGCCCGGCCAGGCGCGACGCCTGTTCGCGGTCATCTTCCATGAGGGGGCGAACCGGGGCGTCTGGATGGGAACCAGCGCGTTCGGACCGGGCAAGGGGCGAAAGCCCGCCGACCAGGTCAAGCAGACCTCGATCGGCCTGCGAGTGGGGACGCTGGTCTTCAAGCGGAAATGAAAGAGGCCCGCGCGGGTGTTCGCCGGGCCTCGTGGCGCTGTCCTGGAACTCAATCACCGGGCCGTGGTCAGCGCCTCAGTAAAATAGGCGCAAGAAGCCTTCAGATCAACTTGGCCAGAAACGCCCTCAGGAGGCCCAGGGCGGCCTTAGCGCGACGCAGATAGCACCCAGGGGGCTCCCGGCCGTCTAGACCCGTTCGAAAGCGTTCGACGGGCCTATCGATTATCGGGCCTTGCCGCCCGCACCCCACAACAGATAACTGGACGAGTCACTCGCACCGGATCGGTCCGCTGAGTGACATCTGTCAGGGGCTACGCCTCTCCCGACGACCTCCATGGTGACTTCTCAACACGCCGGCGTCTAGCGCCGGCCGAAGCACCGTCGAGAGTCGTCCATCCCATGCTCGAAAGCATCGAGGCCTTCAAACCGGGCCGCCATCGCGCCAGCAACGGCAAGGTCTACACCTTCACCGCCGAGGACGTGGCCCAGATCGCCGCGAGCTATGACCCCGCGGTCCAGGCCGCGCCCATCGTCCTGGGTCATCCGAAGAGCGACGACCCGGCCTGGGGTTGGGCCGAGAGCCTGAGCGTCAATGACGAGGGCGTGCTCTGTGTCGCGCCGGAGAAGATCGACCCCGCGTTCGCCGAGGGCGTGGACGCCGGCCGCTACCGCTATGTGTCGGCCGCGCTCTATTCGCCGGAAGACGATCGCAATCCCAAACCGGGCGCCTGGTACCTGCGCCACCTGGGCTTCCTGGGCGCCCAGCCGCCGGCCGTGAAGGGTCTGTCGCCGGCGTTCTCGGACGAGCCCGGCGACCTGGTCGAGTTCTCGACGGCCGACGGCTACTGGGTCCGCGATATCTTCCGCTCGATGCGGGACTTCTTCATCGAGAAGTTCGGCCTCGATGTCGCCGACAAGGTCATCCCGTCCTGGTCGGTTGACAATGTCGAGGTGACGCCGCCGCCGGCGCCCGTCGCCAACTCGGCCGATGGCGTCGACTATATGCCCTCGTTCTCCGAGGCCGACATCGCCCGTCAGGCGGAGTTGACCGCCCGTGAGAACGCCCTTGCCGCCCGCGAGGCCGCGATTACCGCCAAGGAAGTCGAGTTCTCCGAGGCCGGGCGCACCGAAGCGCGCGCCGCGGACACCACCTTCGTCGACAGCCTGGTCGCCGCCGGCAAGCTACCACCCGCCCAGCGCGACCGGACCGTGGCGCTATTCGCCCGGCTCGGCGGCGACGACACCGTGAGCTTCGCCGAGGCCGACGCGGATCCGCGCGCCGAGCTGCGCGATCTGCTCGGCGGCCTGGGCGTCTCCATCACCTTCGCCGAAGTCGCGGCGCCCAACGGCTTCGATGGCGTGGTCAAGACCGCCGACCTGGCGCACCGCGCCGGCGAGCTGGTCAACGCCGCCACGGCCCGAGGCGAGACCCTGTCGTACGCCGAGGCGGTCGCCCGCGCCCAAGTCGGCTGAACCCCACACTGCAACCGTCCAGAAAGTCCCTGCCATGATCCCTGGTCTCACCAAGACCTTCACTGCCGAAGCCGCTGTCACCCGCCGCCGCCTCGTCAAGTTCGGCTCCACCGACAGCTCCGTCCTGATGGGCGCCGCCGTGTCCGACCTGCTGATGGGTGTTTCGGACATGAGCGCCGACGTGCCGATCGGCGGTCGCTGCGAG